TTCCTCCTACTATTTTACCGCACTCCTTCATTAGGAGTTTTCCGCTTAACGTGTTTAGGGTCAGAATTTTTGAGGTTTTCCCTTTAAACTTTGTCTCTAGGTAGTCTAGAACTTTACTTCTGTTATAGTAGCAAACGTCAATATCTACGTCGCACATCAATGAGCCGTCTAGATAAGTAACGCCGTCTACTATTTGTTTTTTAGCTCTCGTTTTAGAAATGAATCTTTCAAAAAATAAATTGTATTTTATGGGGTCTATTTTTGTTACTCCTATCCAGTAGAGCACTACGCTTCCTGCCGCCGACCCTCTGCCTAATCCAACTGGTATATCGTTCTTGTTGCAAAAGTTGATGACGTCCCATACCAGAAGTATGTAATCCACAAAGCCTAGGTCTTCTAGGGTATCTAGTTCGTGTTTTGTCCTTTCTGTGTATTCCTCTGCTCTAGATGGGTCTACCTCTTTGTTCTGGAGTTTGTTTGAGTAGCCTTGAAAACATAAAGATTTAAGGAAACTTAGGTTGTCTACATTTGTTTTGTTTTCTTCGACCGTAAATTCGGGCAACCTTACCCCGTGCATATTTATTTTGAGAGGTTTGAATTGTTTTATGAAGTTTTTATTCATTCCTTTTACCTTCCTTAACGCCTATTCTCTTTAATATATGCTTAAGAGACTTCACCGCCTCCTCATCAGACAGCCTATAAAAAATGTTTGATTTATCGGATGATTTGTTGCCCGACTTCCTAATTGTAACGATGAAATAATCATACCCTTGGTCTTCCAGCTTGTCTTTAAGGTCGTAAACAAAATCTAGAGACATTTTAAATCTCGACACTCCATTTTAATTTATTCCAAACTTTTACGTTAAGTTCTAAGTCAACTAACGCGTTATGAAGATCGTCGTAATTGTGTTCTATTTCATACTCCTTTCCTAACGCTTTAAGGTTGCTTCTTACGCCTTTTTGGAGTTTATGTAGTATTTTATATTGGTATTCGATAAGGGATGTCTCGTTCCTTTTGTAGGGTATGCCGTATTTTACGCCTCTAGACAAATAGTTAGTGTCTATTATTTTATCCACTAGGTGCCTGTAGTCTTTACCCATTGATTTATAGTAACTTCTAATAAGGTATATATCAAAGCCTAGTATGTTATGGCCAGCGATGTAGTCGCAATTGTCGAGTTGGTCGGAAATTATATCAAACGCTTGTTTGCTGTCTACCGCTTTGGATTCATAAGTTTTCCGATTGAACTTGGTCATTTCGGCTGCTTCCTTGCTTATTTTAAGGTCGGTGTCCCATTTTATGTATATGTCCCAAGATTTGATTATTCGATTCCCTTTGTACCTTATCATGGCGATTTGCCAAGGCAAGTTATGAAATTCATTTAGACAAAGGTTGAATGTTTCGCAGTCCACGAAAACTATCTCTTTGTTCTTGTCGTACCTAAGTAAGTCTTCGTCCATTATATTGATAGTTTGCGGATAGGAACGTTATAGCAGTCAGCTCTAAAGGTGTAGTTGTTGTCGGGGTCGACTTCTCCCTTTTTGTGGAAAGTTGCGATTTTGTAAAACTCTTTTTTACTTATTTTGCCTAGGTACCAAGCTTCCTGCAGGTTGTCTAATACGTTTACGAACGCGTATTCGTCGCAGTCTTGTCTGGTGTTGAAGTCGGCAACCGAGCACGCGTAGTAAGCTTTTGGGGGAACCGTTCTTTCTTTTGTTTTGACGTCTACTTTGGTTTCTCCGTAGATGATGTCGTAGTCGTAGGTATCTTCTATCTCTCCCCCGAGAACCTGTTTGGCGACCTCTTCGCCTATGTAGGCTACGATGATTCCGGCAAGTCGATCAGGGTTGCCTTCTTCGTTTCTTATGGAGTTCTTTAATGGGGGTAATTTTTCAGCCCTTACCTTTACCCTGTCTAGGGCCGTTTTAGTTATTTTGAATTTTTTCATTCCAGCTTTCAAAACAGAATTCATCAGAACACATGTGATCCATGTTGGGTTTATTTAGTGTGGTGCGTTTGTTTATGCATTTAAAGGTAAGGTAAGTTTTAAAATCTTTTTTATTTTTATAGTATATGCTTTTTGTTTTTACAATTTCGTGTTTGTTTTCTGCGTATTGTTCTATTCTGGGTTTCAGTAGGTGGTCAAACGGAAGATCGTTGTCCTCTATAAAAAAGGTTAAGGGTGTCGAGTTGGTGGCTGGTATGCAAACTGATGTAGTAAGTAGATTTTTATACAAAAATGAATCATAAAACGGCACACAAAGCATCAAGTGTCCGTCGTCCCAATTTGATTTTATGACGTTGTAGTCTAGTCTTGGTTCGTAGTAGAAGCCTTCTTTTGCGGCGATACTGTATAGCTTGATTATTTTTTTATATCCTTCTGTGTTTTTTGCAAAAATTATAAACTTACAAGAGTTGGTTACTGATTCGGCGTTTTTTTCAGAAATATTGTTGCATACGGTAATTCTTATTCCAAAATGCAAACCTATTTTAGCCTCCTTAAGGTTGGTATACGCCTCGAGAAATCCACTCATTGTGTCTTCGACCACAAATACTCTTTTCATTTCGGAGGAATGGGCCATATCCACTATTGAATCTGGTTCGTTTTCCTTAGAGGCTCCAAGGTTTCTAAAGGTAAGCACCGACCTTCCGATGCTATAGTGAGATTTGAATAGTGGTATCAAATCCATTGATTCATATTGATTGTTGTTTGAAAATGCGTCAAGTTAGAAATTAAAACTATCTTCTCTGTTGTTTTTCCAAGCTGGGCACCCTTCGTATTCGGCTTTTTCTACGGTTTCGCCTTCTCTGGCTATTAGATTGTTCTTAAGGGATGATTTTATCACGTTGCCTTCTTTGTCAATTACTCTATAGTATTTAAACGGGTCAAGGTATGGGCATCGCCATGTTCTGCCCGCCTTACATAGCCATTTTACGTTTTCTTTATTCTTAGCGTAACTCGACTTCGCGTCTTCTTCGTTGAAGTCGTTTATAATTTCATAAATATAAGCTAGATAAAACTCTAGACCTCTGAGTTCGTCGTCTGAAAATTCTAGCTCTTGGGAGGGGGATTTAGGGAATCTTAAAAATAAAAACTCGACCTTGGGTTTTAGCTTCGGCCAAGTCTTTTTTGCCGCAAGAGAATAAATCATAGCCTGAAGGTTTCCACAAAGCTCGTCTTTGGAAAATTTCTTTTTGCTAGACTTGTAGTCTACAATTTTTATCTCTTTTGTTTTCGAGTATTTTATGGGTTTATCAATAAAGCCCCTTACTTTATATTTTGGGTCTTCGTTTTCTAGAGCAAACTCGTATTCCGGCTCAACAACCTTACCCCCTTTTCCGAAGAAGTCGTATTTAAGCCCTACTATTATCATTTTGTCTAGTAGTTCGTAGTTTTCTCGGCTTGTCATGGGTAAGTCGTATTGTTTCTCGAACTTGCTGCAATTCTTTTCGACCATTCTTTTTAACGCTGGGCTGGCGGACAGGGAAAAGTTTTTGTATATTGCCTTGAAGTGCTCGATATGCCTTGGTTTTAATAAAAGCTCAAAAACTAAGTGCACTATAGTTCCCCTAAGCGCTCCTTCGTTTTGTTTTTGCGGAAGCTTCAGGTGGTAGTTGCACCAATATATCCAAGTGCAGTTTTCAAGAGTTTTAGTTCTGGACGCTGAGATTATTCTTTCTTCTGCCATGTTAGTATTTCTTCCTTGTTCATTTCTCCGAAGTCGTTTTTGCTTGGGAGTTTTATTTCCAGTTGGTTGTGGTCAAAATATTTCGAAAGTTTTTTAAGGGTTTTGGTAGCCGCTATGTTTCCGGCGTCGTTTTTAGAGGTGTCGTTGTTAAAGGATATTATAATTTTATTTGGATCGTTTCTAAGCAGGAAGTTTACAATGTCGTTGCTTACCTCAAGACCGAAAGTAACCATAGTGTTTTCTATGCCTGCTGCCCACAGGGATAACATGTCGCCGATGCTTTCGACTAGTATTACTTTCCTTTGTGATTTTATAATTGGATAATTTATCTGTAGGGGGTATCTCCAACTCGACTTGTTTCCAATATGTTTCCACTTGGGTCTAGATTCTGATGAGGAGGTTTGTATGTCTCTGCCTGTGAACCCCACTATTTCTTCCTTGCCGTTAAAGATAGGAAAAACGTATCTGTTTTTCATTTTTCCTTCTGAAACTGTACCTCCTTTAAAAAGCTTTATAATTTCCTCAGGCACACCTCTTTTGATCCAGTAGTCGTGATTTGGGTTAAGCTTTTGCAGTGTTATGTTTGAGTATCTTTTAGCGGCTTTCAGTAGAGGTTTGTTTTCTGGTTGTGTTACACCGGCAGAAACCTCTTTGTTGCACAGCCAAGCTCTGGCGTCTGTTAGGTTTTTGAGACCCATTGTTATTTTAACCAGATCGGTGAACGACCCTTTAATATTCTGACCGTAATCTATGAAAAAACCCGTATCTCTATCAACGCTTAAGGAAGTGTTGTTTCCGGAGTCCCTATAGATGGGGCGCATTCTGTATTCTTTTATTTTTTCGGTGATATTGCTATAGCCCATTTCGGTTAAAGCTTCCCTGTAGTTCATATCAGTTCTCCGTCGTTTTTTCTTTCGTCGTTTAGCTCGTACTGTTCTGACTGCGCTTCTATTATGTCGTTTAGGGATCCATGCTCGGAAACTCTAAAGTTATCTACGCTGAAGTTGAGATAATTGTTTACATACTTGTCTGATCCATCTGCGAAGCTTCTCTTAATTAAATCATGGTGTCCGGCTGCGTCTTTGCCTTGGAATCTGGTTTTAAGTGGGATTAATTTATGCGTTCCGAATCTATCTCCGTCTAAGGCCATTTCGTCTATCGTCTTTCTTCTAAAAATAGCTACAAAGGCCGCAAACCATTGAAGCCTGTCCGAAAGGGCTATAGCGGAACTGTCGTCTATTATGTCGGAAGATTTTCGGTTATGGGTTTCTCCAGAGCGGTTCATCTGCATAGCCGTAACAATAGGGGCGTTGATTTCTTCAGATAGTTTTTTCAGCCTGTCTATTTTATCCCCTATGGCTTGATATTCAGCCCAATTTCTATCGACTCTTTCTCCGGTAAGTTTAACGTAGTCGTAGGCTATTATGCATTTATTACCCCTTCCTACTTGGGAGTAATACCATCTTCTGACTATAGAGCAAACTTGATCTATGTTCCTGTTGCCGACGTGGTAGTGCATGTATTTATATTTATTCATTTTTTCAATACCTTGCCTTACTTTGTCGACCATTTCTTTATTTTTTCTCCAGTTGCCGGTTTCAATGTACCACATTGGTACGTTGGTTATCGATGCAGCCATTCTAAACTGCATTTCCTCCCGACTCATTTCGGTATCTAGAACAAGGGCTGGTATTTTATGCTTAATAGCTGTTTTGAAACACATGTCGTTTATCCATGTGGTTTTTCCTTGCGCCGGTCTTGAAACTATAGCGTATATATTGCCCTTCCTTAGTCCGCCGTACATTCTGTTGAATTCGGGATACGTTGTGGATAGGCCGCTTTCTTCTTCTGGTTCGTTTCCTTTTGTTTCTATAAGGTCTTCAATTCCATCAAAGAGATTTTCAGGTTTGTCGTTGAGTTCGTAAGACGACATCTTCTCGCCGTATACGCTGTCGGCTCCAGATATAATAGCGTCTATGTTTTCGCTGGTGCTGGCGGCTGCGAATCTTTTTAGTTTATCGCCCGTTGATTCAACTTCTCTTAGGATCCTGTACTTGACTAATTCCTTAGCCGCTTCGATGGTTGCTTTTTCTGTTATTTGGGTAAAGGCAATGTTTTCAATATAATCAAATATATTAATATCGTCTTTAAAAGATACTCCTAGGTTTTTTATCTTTTGAGACAGAAGTACCTTGTCCAGTTTTTCTCTGCTTAGTATAGAGTCTCTTAAAACGCAAAAGATAGTTTGGTGAATAGAGTTGAAAAAGTCACTTTCATTTACGAATTGGTCTACGTCGGGGAAAACCTTGGGGTTTTTAATTATCCCGCCGAGAAGATGCTTCTCCACCTGTAGGGAATATATAGCCATTTAATATTTTAGAATTTGAAGACTCTCAAAACGGAGGATTACAGTCGTCCCCTTTTTGGTCGTCGAGATTTTCGTTTATACCTTTTATAAGGTTGTCTAAGGTTACTTGGTCCACTGCCTCCGCCCAGTTTTTCACATACGAGGTAAGGCTCATAGCAAAGAGGTTGTTGTCGAAGTGAGATTCAACATTAACGTTTCCTTTGTTGTCGCAAGAAAAAAGAAGGAAGCCTCCTCCTGTGCATTCATTCAATTGAGAAAGTATCGACTTGGGTATTCTGCCTTTTTTCATTGCTTTTAATTATTGCTTTTAATTACACTAACGTTATATTGTACTTCTCTTCAAAAAACTCTTCGTTTAAGTGGGGAACTTCGTCCTGCATGATCTCTATTAATAGGAAATTATTTTTTTCTAGCCATTGGCTTTTTTTAACGTCTCTTTTGATG